CGGCGCCGGGTTCGAGGGTCTGGTCTTCGATCTCTTCAGGCATGCACCCAGGTTAGAGATCTCAGCGGCCGAATGTGGTGCCGCTCCTACTTGCCCTTCTGCGCCATCGAGGACATCTTGGCTGCGCCGTACTTCTTCCGCCCGATGTAGGCGGCGAGGGCACCAGGATCGGTGACCCCCTTCCGGCTGCCGAGCTTCTCTTTGAGTGCCTCGAAGCGGCCGCCGCCGCCGAGCTTCATGCTCTTGGCCATCAGCCTTGCGCCTTGTCCCAGCTCGCCTCAGCCGACGGGCTGGCGAAGTTCGTGGCGAGGATGGTGTTCCAGTCGGCCAGCACGTTGGCGGCCGTACCGGTGACCTTGAGGTGGATCACCAGGGTCTGCACGGCGTCCGAGTTCTGGGCGAGCGTCGCTTCCGAGCCGGGAGCGGGGACACCTTGCTTGGCCTTGTGGAACGGAGTTGCCATGGCTCCAGTATGCCTTAGTGGCCCATCCTGGCTGCCTGAGTGTCAGCGCTCACGCCGGGAACCGCACCGGGCTCCGATGGACCGCCGATGCCGGCAGTGGCGTTGATGCTCGACTCCTCCTGGCCAGCAGCGACTGCGGCGGGATCCGACGGCATGCCAGTGCTGGCGTTGTTGCCGTAGCCGGGGTGCGCCGATCCGTGCGGACCACCGGGTTGACCCGGGAGCGCCGGCCCCGTCTGTTGCTGGGCGATGAGCTGCTCGATGTGCGCCTCGACGTGGGCGTCGATGTACGCCACGATCTGGGTCGCCATGCCAGGCTGGTCCGACTGCGCTTCCATGATCGCAGCGATGGCGAGCTTCTCGTACTCCTCACCCTTGCGGAAGTCGTTGTGCTCCTGGATGTGCACGACGTGGTTGTCCCAGTTGTGCACCTGCACACCGGTCCAGTCACCCTTGATCATCTTGGCGTTCTCACGCTCGGCCTGCTTGTTGTCGATCGACATCGCAGCGAGCAGCGGCGAGATGCCAGGCATGTCGAGCTGCTTGAGGAAGTCCCTCGGGTTCGTGAACATGCCCGGGATCTGAAGCAGCTCCATGAGCAGGTTCATGCGGGCGGCCTTGCTCTTCGGCAGGGACGACTCCGAGCTGACGTGAACGTCTATCGTCTGGCTCAGGTCGGTGCCCATGAAGTCGCCGACTTCGAGGTCGCCTTCCTGCGACCAGGTGCGGACGATGCGAGGCTCCTGCCAGAACTGCTTGACGAGCATCAGCCACTGCCAACCGACCTGGCTGATCCCCTTGGCCATGAGCTTCATCGAGATGGCGAGCTTCGTGTCGTCGGCCTCCTGGAGCGCCATGACCGATGCGGCCGGCATGGACGCCGGCGCCGAGCCCGAGGAAACGTCTGCTTGACCAGCACGCTCGCCCATCTCTTGCTGGCTGCGGTTCATCACGGTTTCGTGCTGACCCATCCAGCGAGCGTCGGGCTGCATGTACGTCGGCTGGTTTCCGTTCTGGAGGTACGGGATCGCCTCCACCCGTGAGCTGATCCGCTGGGGGTCGATGCTTCCCACCGGGTAGAGCAGCTTCGGCACCATGACCCGGCGGATGCTGGCTTCCCGAGAACGTGCGTCGTTGTAGTCGGCCTGGATGGCGATGAGGTCGGTGACCCACGTACGCCCTTCACGCATCCCCATGCCAGGCAGGAGGTCGAACTGCACGAACGGGAGCTGGCCGTGTTCGTACGGAAACGGCTTCTGCTCCAACACCGTGTCACCGGACCAGGTGATGACGACACCCTTCGGCGCAATGCGAGAGCCAGGGCGCACCCACATCTGGTGGATCGGAATCGTCTCCACGAAGGGGCGGTCCTCACGAGCCTTGTCGGTGAGTGCGTACACCTCGTCCACGAGCGTCATGCCAGGCAGCTCGGACGCCGGCACGACGCCGAACTTCTCCCAGCACGCTTCCTTGGTCATCGAGACCGTGCGCACGCACCAGCGAGCGTCCTCCATGAAGCGAGCGTTGGGATCGACACTGACCTCGAAGGCCGGCACCATCTCGCACACCACCTCGCCCATGTGCAGCTGCGTCGGACTGTTCTCGTCGCCGCCCTCCATGACCATCTGGCCAACGATGCTGCCGGCGTTCACGTCCCAGTACATATGCAGGTAGGACCACCCGAGGGTGACCACCCAGAAGTACAACTCGACCAGCTTCACATCCCACTTCACACGATCCATCTCGTGATCGAGGATGCGGCTGCCAACACGAGCAGAGCCCACGTCGGTCTCGTCGTCGGATGTTGGCCGGCACTCGGGGTCGGGAGCTTCCTTCAGGAGGCGGGCGATCGTACGTTCCACGATGCCACCGATCTTGTTGATCGTGATGCGGATCGGAGCGTTGGGGTCGTTCGGCCGCCACTGCGGGCGCCGGAACTGACGACGGTCACGGTCCCAGACGATCCACTGATGACCCAGCAAGTACGCCAGGTTCATCTTCATCTGGAGGTCAGGCATGCGCTTGTGGCCACGCTTGCGGTGGTCCTCAAGCCAGAGGATGAGCTTCTCCGGGTCGGTCGGCAGCTCGTACTTCGTGTCTGCGGACTCGGACTGCTTTGCCAGGTTCTTCAGCTTGTCACGGAATGAGGCCATGGTCAGTCACCGACGACTTCGGCCATCGCCTGATCCACGAAGTCCTCGAACACGATGAGGCCGTCGTCGCTCGACAGGTAGCGGGCGTCGGGTTCCGGCTCAGGCGCAGGGCCGAGCTGGGGGTAGTACGGCATGTGCTGAGCGTTGAGCTGCACCTGGTCGATGAGCTGCTCGATCCGTATGTCACGAATCTCCAGCTCACGGGCGTGCGCTTCACGCTGGTCGGCGATTTCCCGGCGGGTCATGACCAGGGTGACGATGGCGAGCACGTAGCCGACCAGCATGGCGATGAGGATCGTGATGGCGTCCATCAGGCGTCCACCTGCGCCTTGCCCTTGTGCGACCGGACCTTCTCCATCCGGCGCTGGTACATCGCCTTGGCCGAGCGCTCCAGCTCGATCACGATTGCCTCGGCGTCGAGCTGCGCCTGCTTGGCGTCGGCCAGCTGGGCGTTCAGCCTCTCGATCTCGGGCCTGCGGTCCTCGTCCACAGTCAGGCCAGCTGTCTCAGCCATGGCCTTGATGCAGCTCTTGCAGATGAAGAGCACGCCCTCGTAGTCGATGGTGACCTCGGTGTCAACCCCGTCGTGGGGCTGGAGGCACACGTAGCACGCCTGCCGGGCGTTGTGGAAGCCGGCGTTCTCAGCCTTGAACATACAACCAGGATGCCAGACTATGGCCGGCGAGCAGCTGTCCGTATCCGATGGCAGTTGGCGCAGACCACGTCGCACTTGGCGACTTCGGCCTCTAGCTGCCTGCGAGAACGCCCCGGCTCCTGGCTGATGGTGAAGATCTTGCCATCAAGATGATCGAAGCCCAGGGCGTCAGGGTGCTTGTTGTAGCCGCAGTCGGCACAGCCACGAGGCACCAAGACTACCAGTCATTACCAGTCGTCTGGAACTCCGGTTACCGGGTTCAGCTCCCAGGTGCGCTTGAAGCCGCCTTCTTGCAGGTCGAGGTCCCTGCCGACCCGGCGCCACATATCGGCGTCCGAGTTGCCCTTGACCCCGAAGTGGTTGGAGACCGGGCTCGACCGCTTGACCGAGGTGACTGGCAGGTCCTCAGCCATGGCGCATGCATACATCAAGGAGTCTGCACGGTCGGGGGAGTCGATGCCCCGCTTCTTCATCTCCTCTTTGGTCTCGACCCGGATGTCTCCGGTGTTGGTGATCGAGTACCGCAGCGAGCTGAGCTGGGTGTACAGCTTGTGATCCCGCTGGCGGATGCAGATCTCGCCATGCTCCAGACGCCGGCGCAGCGCCCACCACCACATCGAGCGGACGATCCGGTACCTGGCTCCCTCGACGTGGAGACCGCCACGGAAGGGCAGGACCTGGCCGGCCCACTTGGTCATCTTGTACTGGATCGACTCGGTTTCGCCACTGACGCCGGCGCCGACACCGTCAGCGTCGTAGATGACGTAGTGGGGCTCAACCTCCGCGACGGCCTTCAGGACAGGACCCTGCCAGAAGGTGTCCATGCGCATGCTCGGGTAGATGCGCTGCCAGACGATCTCGTTGCCGTCCCGGTACGTGATCACGTTCTCGTTCGTGCCGTAGGTGGCCAGGTCGACGCCGAGCGCACGTACGCCCTCGTTGCCCTGCACGTTGTAGGCGTTGTCGATCCAGGCCGGGATGATCAGGGCGTCGTCGGCCGAGTCCCAGAACTTCGCCTCGACTGAGGTCTCCCACTCGAAGGTGCCAGGACCCATGCCCTGAGCCTTCAGCTCTTCGAGGAACCGTGGGGTGATCAGGTTGGCGCCCTCAGGCATCTCCTCGCCGGTGAACGCCGGCGTGTCCCAGGCAGTGATGCGGATGCTCTCGACACCGACGCTCTTGCTCTTCTGGGCGGCGTACGTGTCGGCGGTGGTCGGGTTGAAGATCAGCAGCAGCCGGGAGTCACCGGAGCTGAGCAGCCGGGTGATGGCCAGTGAGCTGTCCTCGGAGATGGCGGTCGCCTCGTCACCGATGATCAGCTTGTGCGCAGCGTGGTGGCCTTGCAGACCTTCCGGCTTCTCGACGCTCTGGCCGATGATCCACCAGTTGGGTGCGCCTTCGAGACGCAGGTCACCAGGCAGGAGCCGGCCGTCGAAGCCGACCCGGTTGACCATCTCCGGGTACGCAGTGCGGATGCCGCCCCAGAGGTTGTCACGCAGGTGGTCGTACTTCGAGGAGATGGTGATCACCTTCGAGCCACCGCACGGACCCTTGCAGATCTCGCACGGCACGCCCGGCTTGAAGCTGTCGTAGAACGCCAGCGCCAGGCGGGCAGCGAGGTGAGTCTTGCCCGAGGCGTTGCAGCTCGGCACGCAGACCTGCGCACGAGGGATGCTGATCGCCTTGCTGATCTTGTGCTGAATCGACCAGAGCGCCTTGCCGGTGGCGATACCCACGTACTCGCCGAGGTCAGCTTGACCCAGCATGCGCAGCCGGTCACGGGCGTTGGTGGAGATGCTCACGGCACGATCCCGAGGAACTCGACGTAGATCCAGCTGGCTGAGCCGTCGGAACCGCCGATGATGTTGAGCCCAGCACCGCTCTGCTGGCGACCCTGGAGGATGACGGTGTCGGCGGCGTTGCACACCCAGATGGCTGACACCTCCGTTGCTGCCACGACGTTGTTGCCACCGACCTCGGTCTGGCCCATCACCACACTGGAGGTGTTGTTCGTGATGCGTGCCAGGCGCTCCTTCTGGTCGGCGCTCGTCGCCCACTTCACGAGCCCGTGCATCCGGTACACGCCTGTGTACGGAAGCACGACCGCACTGAGGCCGATCGAGAAGCCGGGGTCGGTCTGGAAGTCGATGGCGTTGATCGGCACCGTCGTGACTGTGTTGTTCGCCGCCGACGTACCGGTGGCGTTGCTGTAGTGCGCCCGGATGAGCGGGTTCGGGCTGGAGGGGAAGCGGTTGCTGCTCACTCGACCACGCCCTTGAACTCGATCCACATCCAGCAGTTGCTGCCGTCAGTGCCGGCCTTGGCAGTCAGGGTGCTGCCCGATGACTGGCGCCCGTACAGCGAGATGCTGTCGCCGGCGGCGAACACCGCCTCAGCTGTCACCTCTGCACCGGTGCCGACCAGGGAGCCTTCCATGCCGGTTTGCCCGACGATGGCCGTGCTCGTGTCGTCCTTGATGCGAGCGAAGCGTTCGAGGTTGTCGGCGTTGCTCGACCAGCCGACCAGGCCACGACACTCGTACAGCCCGGTGTACGGCACGACGATGCTGTTGCTCGTGAGGCTGAACCCGGGGTCGGTCTGGAAGTCGACTGTGTCCAGCAGGATCTTAACCAGCGTGGCGGTCGCCACGACCTGCGTACCGGCCAGGTGGGCACGCAGCATCGGGGGTGCGCTCGGCGGGTGGGCCGCCTGCATGGCTAGGAGTTCTCTTGACCGAACGCCGTGAAGGTGACGTTGGCAGTGCTGGCCTGGATGACGATGGTCGCCGCCGCAGCAAGCGTGATGCCGAGCGTGAAGGTCAGGGTCTGGTTCGCACCGAGCGCCACGTTCCAGGCGATGGCGGTCGCAGCCGTCGTGGTCTTGCCGCCGGCCGCGCTGACGCAGATGCGGAAGGTGGCAGTCGCACCGTTCGTCTCAGCCACCGTGATGGTGCTGACCACGGTGTCGGTCGAGGCAGGGACCGTGTAGAGCGTGGCGTCGGTGGTGG